ATATGTTGGCGTTTCTTCGTAATCAATTGTATAAGAAGAAGGCTCAAATTCAGTGTATATGTGTTCTGATAAACTTTTACTGCTATATCCGATATAAGGTGTTTCTAGTTCTATAATAGAATCAGATAACACTTTTTTTATTGTGGCAGAATAACTTGTGTTGCTAATTGTGTATAACGCAGTAGGCTTTGGATTTTGTGGAGAAGCTACAGTTAGCGTTCCGCCTTTCATATCCGTATTAAATTTACCACCTGACACAACAGCAACTGGCGTATTATTTAATGACTGATATTGTATGGTACCTGTCGAATACTGCGGAAACTGGCTGATTGTATAACTGCGATCCAATTGCACAGAAACTTGTTCTTGCACAGTTACTTGAGGATCTTCTTCAAATATAATTTCAGATGTGTTAGGCGATACCGGATTAACTGGTACTGTTCGAGTCCAACGAATGTTTGGTTTATCTCTCCATTCTGTCGGTACTTGACTTGCTTCTCCTACAATATTTACTACGGCATCGCCAGGTGCAGAATCTTCATATATGTAAATAGCAACAACTCGTGATTTATCTTCATCGACATAACTTATAATTTCAGAATATATCGGATCACCATTATAATCTAAAACTTCAATGTTAATACTAGAACCTATTCTCAGTGAATCAGGTTTTCCGCGGAGTTTAAATAAATTCTTTCCAGCAGTTAATCTTAATGGAAATTCAGATATTTGAAAATAGTCCGGAGATAGGTCAGAATTGTCTTGTATGTATACAGGAATTTCTTCTAGATTTTGCCTAACCGCAGTTTTTCTTTTCATATGTATAATATCTATTTATTATAAATATCATACATGATTAATCTGGCTGAATTTATTAATCTTATTAACTTCTAGCAAATTGTCTACCATATCACGCATTGAATCAACGTGTGAAATAATAATAGAAAAATCAAATTTAGTTCTTAGATATTCGAACAGATTAACTACCGATGAAATGTGTTCTGCGTCTAATGATCCCCAACCTTCGTCGATTGCAATAAAATTAGGACGTGGTAATGCTGATACATTGATTAACCCAATTCGAATTGCCAGAGATGAAATAAATCGTTCCATTCCACTCGTTAACTCCAATGGCCAAATATTATCTTCATCATACACAATATAACCATTAATGTTTTTTCCATCAGTTTGTAACACAATATTAAAATCTACAATCTGATTGAGCACATTGTTAATTTCAGATTCAATTTTAGGTATAGCTTTTGCTACTAAGTCATATGGAACACCGTTTCTTTTTACCGATTGCAAATAATATTCATATGCACGATATTCTGTTTCTATGCGTTTATATGTTTCTAATTGTGAAAGAGCGTTAGCTTTTTTAGTTTTAGCAACTTCAATTTCACCATGTTTCGTTTTTATGTTTTCTGATAAAACTTTTAATGCAAAATCAATTTCAGAGATCTGTTTTTTAATTTCCTGTATCTCAGTTTCGATTACAGCATTCTTTTCAATTGCAGATTTATTTTTAAAAAAGTGTTCTTGTCGTTCTTGGTTAGTTTCTAGTTCAGATTCTTTGGTTTGTAAATCACTTTCTATAACTTGTAATGCCAATTCATCTCGTTCTAATTTAGGAACATCGAACGTGTTAATTTTAGCGTGTAAGTCATTGTATTCGGTTAATTGCGTTTCATAGTGTTGATGCAATTCAATTTTATTTTGTAAGGCTGTTTGTTTGATTTTTAACTGTTCTAATACTGCCTGATCTTCTTTAATCGTATTCTTGGCTTTTGTCGCATTTTGCACGAATACGTTAGATGTGCAGTATTGACAATCTGGATCATATTCGTGATCGGATAAATGATTGATTTGTTTCTGCTTGCCATCAATTATTCCTTGTGTTGTTTGTATTTCAGTGTTTAATTTTAGTGCTTGTTGTTTTAACTCTTGAAGTGTATCGAATTTTTCTTGAATCGTTTTTATATCATATGATTTCAATTTCTTTTTGTTATCAGATATAGTTTTTGAAAATGTTTCAATAAACGTTTCTTTTTCTTCTGCATCCGTTTGGAGTTGTTCAATAGCTTCAACTAATTGCGTTTCTTCCTGTGTTAAAGATTCTATAGAAGGACCGCTATATGTCGTTGCATGTTTTGATTCAATTAATTCCAATATTTTATCTTGGAGTTGTGATCTAGATGCATTTTGAATTGACTCCGAAGCTTCGCATTCAATGATATAATCTTTGTTTGCATCAATAATTGTGTCAGCTGAAGTTATAATTTCTGCAAAATCTGTCTTTTTATATTCTTTTAATTTACCGGAAGTTTCTTTGATATCTTCAGCAGCTAATTGATAAAGTTGTTCGAACACAGTAATATCTAAAAACTGCGAAAGCAAGTCTTTTCGTTCTCGTTGCGATTTATTGATAAAGTTATTGCTGTCATTTTGCAATGAAAATGCTGTTAATATAAAGTCATCATATGTACCTAGATACTTTCTGATGTTCTTGTTAGTTTCACTACGCTCTTCTCCGTTTAAATTTTCTGAATCAGAATAAAAATTAACATTAACTTTCACGTGTCCAGATTTCTGTGTTATTCCTTCTCTTTCAATGGTATATATTGTATCATTGATTTGAAATTTAAATATTCCTTTAAAGGTTGAACATTTATTATTTAACACTTCTTTTGCTTTTCCGGTTTTACTACATTTGTCAAATATAACATATGTTATTGCATCTAATAGTGATGACTTACCAGAAGTGTTAGGTGCAAATAACCCGGTTACATCTGTTATTTTACTGAAATCAATTTCATTGCCAGAACCATATGAAAACATGTTTTCAAACTCAAATGATATCGGAGTCCATGTGACGTGACGAACTTGATCGAGTATAGGTAATTTAGAATTTATTGTGCGATTGATATGTCGAATTGCATCTAATTCTTCTGCAGTAGCTTGTGGATAATTATATTCAACAAAATCAGTAATTAAGTTGTTTTGATATTCAACATCTCGAACATTTCCAATATTAATATTTGCAGTAGTACCAGTTGCCGCATTAGTGTTAATTCTTTGAATAGAAATGTCTTGAACTGAATATTTAGATCGCAAAGCAGTTATAAACTTTTTCATGTCTGCTGCATCTGTATTATCAAACTTGACTCGTATTCTGGGTTTATTAGGCATACGAGTAGGATGTTTTATGATTTGTGCTCCTTGAACTTCGAAGGTAACATAACCGTAATCATTTTCAATTTGAACGAAATCTGCGGTGCAAGAATCTACATCCCATACCAATATTCCGTGATCTAATGCTTCTCCATGATTCTGTTGGATTGTGCTACCGACATATCTTATTTCAGGCTTTTTTCTATATAACTTTATTTTTTTACTCATAACTTACTAAAATTAAAATCTTTTATTTCATCTTCCCAAATACGTATCAATGTCCAGTCAGATGATTCTACTAACATATTTTTGTATTTGTCATTTTCTCTTGTTCGATGTTGTGCTTCATTTAACTCATTATCAGAAATACCTTTACCATGCCAATAAACACCATCGACTTCTAACAATATTTTTTTAGATGGTATTGCAAAATCAAAATAACGTCCTCTAAACTCATATTGTGTTTCAAATATTATGTTATTATTTGTTAAAATATCAAACACTTCCTTTTCTGGTTTTGTTTGTTTAGTATCGTGTAATATTTTATTCCGATAGTCGTGAGATGACATACCATATCTTTCTAACATTGTAATATCACATTGTCTTGTACCATATTTTCCTGATAAATTATGTCCGCCGTTAGCTTCAATAGTTTTATTACGTTTTTCAATTGCTTCAAGTGACCAACCAATTGGATAATCGCTATTTTCATCACGAGCTTTTTGTAAACCTTCTAATCGCCTTTTACGAATTTCATCATTCTGCCATGTCTCAGTAGTTCGTTCCGCCCTCATTTTACGTTCTTCTGCCGATGCTTTTCGTCCAACATTATGATGTGGTTCTTTTTCATATTTTTCTTTTTTACGTCTTGAATCAGCTTTTGCATAACATGATCTATTACAGAACTTTTGTTTTGAGTTGAATGTTGAATATTCTTTTTTACATTCCTCACATATTTTTGTTTGTTTTGCCATATTGATTATGTTGTATTAGTCTCTTTCTAATAAATATGTCTAATACAACAAAAACATTATTTTATTTGCCAACCCTTTTGTA